GGATGATGGAAGGATACAAGTACCGTATCAATATGGTAGACGGAGAGCCGGGGTATGTGGCGTACGCAGTAGATATATCGTCGAAATTTAGAATAGTAGGGAACACGATAGTATCGTCGGTATATGATAAAGAAGAGTTGGAGTTCGTATCGGCGTTAAAGTATAACATAAAGACGATACCACCACCGTTGAATAAGCGATCATATCCCTCGGGGGAAGCTATGTACCCGATGGATCCGAGGGTGATGAGCATTATGCAGATAGCAGATTGTAATTATTTACGCTATAGGCTCGGTCACGATGTGAAGTATAAGTGGATGGTGAAGTATGTATGGACCGAAGAGTACGAGATGCCGGAGACGAGGCAGGAGCAAATGCGAGTAAGAGTAGTGCGATCGTTGTCGAGATGGCGGATGGCATTTGGATTAGTGAATGGACGTCCTAAGTATGTGAGTGCATCAGCAAATTTGTATCCGGATAAGTATATGAAGGCAGTGATGAAGCAGATAAAGCACGTGCACCAGCCGTTACATGAGTTTGAGCGCGTAGCACCATTGTTTACAACGGCTCTGGATTATGCGTATATGTTTTTGGGTACCGCCTCTCGATTCAGGACAGTGGAATCGAAGGTTGATTTGCGGGAGTTGGAGTCATCTTATATGGGATCCGCGTGTGGATTAACCGACGATACCAAATCGGAGCATTACTTGTCGCCGGGGATAGTGCTGAAAGTGAATAGTAGTGCGAAGAAGTATGAGATGATGGAAACGCATATAGTTATGGTGATGGATTTCATGGAATTTGGGACGCCATTTCCAGTGAATTGGAACATTACTGAGAAACCGGAAATATTTGTATCTGATGAAAAGCAGCAAGATGACGCGACGTGGGCATCGTGGCAGGCGAAGTTGAGAACTTTTTGCATCCCGTCAGGGCCATTCCTTATAATGGAGAGGCTAGTGTCACGCGTGAGGCAAATAATGGAGCGAGAAGGCCCGATACGTATAGGTTCAACGTGGACGCGCGGAGGTATGCAGATGTTGGCAGAACTGCTAGGGGTAACGCAAGCAGAAGCATTTCTCAAAATGATATGTCAAGGAGATTTGAAAAATTTTGACCAATCGGTGTTGGCAAAGTTTGTGGATGCGTATTATTCGACGATGTTGATCTATGAGAAACCAGGATCACCGGATTACCTAATGAAGAAAAGAATAATAAAATTCTTGACAGACCATATAGTGCAGAGGATTACACATCTATTTGGGCCAATATGGGGGATACAAACAGGGGGGGTGCCATCAGGGTGCTTAAATACGTCTCATATGGATTCGTGGATAATGTTGTTGTATTTTTGCTTATTTTCGGCATTTCAGATTCACAATGCGCCCGACGATGAGAAAGCGATATTGGAAGAGGCAATTATAACCAAGATTCGATTTTGTGCGTATGGAGATGATCATTTATGGAATCATACGACGAATGAGATAATAAAGCGCCATTTCTCAGCAAGTGCGTTTAAACTATTTATGAGAACATACCTGGGGGCAGACGTGCAGGATCAGATGGATGAATTGACCTTTTGTTCGAGAGCAGAACATGGTGTTCTCACGCATAAGGGAATGACGCATTTAAAGTATCAAGCAGTTATTAACGAAAATAAAGGACCAGGACAACCGTGGTGTTTGCCATTTAGAGAGACGAAAGAATATGTTATACGAGCAGTGTGGGGAAGAACGGCGAAGGAACGAAAACCATGGGATTTAATGTTAAGCATATTAGGGCATGTTTATGGAACATATGGGTCGAATTATGATGCGTACATTACGTTATTTATGATGTATTCGGCAATCATGAAGGTGTATTCCACTACTGAGGGGGTGATATTAGATAAGATAAAGGCTACATTGACGGATAGCATCCCTGATTTACGGCGAAAGGGTATAACTCCAGAGGAAATAATGTCAGGGTTCCCGACGTGGGAGCGTTTACAAGAAAAGAACGTTCTAGATCGCCCATATCATACGGTAAATAAAGAAGACTTCGAATATTATGCAACACAAGATTTGTGGGATGATTATGCG